TAATTTATAGGAGGTGACTAATGGCTCAACTAATATTTACTTTCACATTAAACACAGATACAAAGGAGACAGCATTTGTAGGTAGCATGAAGCCTCAAATGGCATTTCAGATGCTTCAGCAGTTGATAGTGGCTGAGGCAGTTAAGAATGCAACAAAGGATATAGAACCTAAGATAGAATCTAATAAGGAGGTAAAGAAAGATGAACCTAACTGAGTTTCGGAGCTCACTAAGAGTAGACCTAAAAGACCCAGGAGGAGAAGGGAAGCTGTGGACTAATGATGAGCTGAACAGGTGTGTTAATAAGTCAATGTCTGACCTATCCAGGTTTCTGCCGCTGGAGAAGATTTATGAGGTTACTCTAGGATTCACAGTTACTGATGAAGAGTGGACAGCAGGTGCTAGTGCAGGCACTTGGGTAACACTGGCTAATAAACCTATCAAGTATGATAGCGAGACAGTGAAGGATGCTGACAGTGTAGCTTGTGTGAGGGATACTGACTACTACATGAATTATGGAGCTGGTAAGATTACTCATATTGCAGATAGTAAGATAGCCAATCTTGAGGCTTGCACAATATCTTACACCAAGTCTGAGATTGCTCTGGACATTAGTAGCTTAACAGACCTGATTAGGATTAGTAGAGTAGAGTATCCAGTAGGTAATGTTCCTCAGTCCTTTGTTAGTTTCAATGTAGTGGAAGATTTACTGTCTGTCGCTGGAGCAACAGAGTCTCAAGTTAGGCTGACTTCAGGTAAGCATATAGCCATACACTATAAGGCTATGCACACTGAGCCTGAGATTGCTGTTGACAGCTCCTGTCCTAGTTTCCTGAACAACACAGTTATACTAGCGGCATCAGCTTATGCTTTGCTTATTAAAGCATTGTATTATGAGCAGCAGGTAGCCAGTGATATTGCCCTGTCTAAGGGTGAGCTGGATAATGTGAGTCATACTGATACTAGTGATGCGTTAGACAAGATAAATACTTATGCTGTAGGGGCTTCAGCTCCTTCTGTTAAGAAGTATCTAAGTGATGGAGTTAGTAAGATAAACGCCATAAATGTAGGCGATAATGTTCCTGAGAACTACGCTGCTTATGCAGGTATGAGTAGAGATATAGCCAGCTTGTTTATAAATGAGGCAGTTCAGCGGAATGCTATCAACAATCACTATATAGCTGGGGCAGCTAACTATGTTGCCACTGCAAATCAGCTTACAGCATTAGCTGAGACACTTAGAACTGAGGCTGCCGAGAGAAGGAATGAGGCTTGGAGCATTTGGATGGATAAGAAACAGTTCGTTGGTAGCTTTGTTATGACTCCACCAGCTCAGCCTGTGAAGTAATATGGGTAAATGGCAGTTCCTTAACACCTATGACGAATGGCATGCTTTGGTGATAGGCTGGGCAGAGGCAGTATATCCAAGAGAGCCAAGGTTTAAGATGGGATTGGAGACTAAGAATCCAGTTGATGGTGAGTACTGGTACTATGCGTTTGGCTTGGCTTTGGGAGCATTGACTTGGGTAGGAGTAGTTGTGGGCTGTGTTGCTTGGTTGCTTCGATGAATTGAGGTGGAGGGGTCTCCTAGGGGATGAGTCAGCTCCTAGGATGGGACACGAAGTGTAATAGCCATGACTCAGTTAGCGTGGGAGTAGGTTACTTATTGACTACTCCCACTTCTGTAATAGTTTAACACTCATTGGAGTGTAGAGAGGAGCAATAGAGTCTAGACCAAGCTGACTCAGCTCCAACCTAACATCTCCATCAAACATCATGCTGTCGTGGACTGTGACTACCAGTGGCAACTCCTTACACTTAATCAATGCTCGCTTCATTATCTCAGCCCCAGTGCCTTGGATAATATAGTTAACTGCCTTCCTCTTGATAGCCTCATCATTCTCAAAGCCAAGTGGCAAGTCTATCCTTCTCCCAAACATAGTCTCGATGTAGCCATTTCTTAATCCCTCATTCTGAGTCCCCTTAATCCACTCAGCAGCACCCTTGAAAGCATTGAACCACTTATCCATTAGATTGTAGCATAGTCTAATGTCCCTGACCTTAGCAGTACTCCTTATAGTTTGTGGTGTAGCACCATATATCATGGCGAAGCCTACATTCTTAGCTATCTTCCTAGGTATCCTCATCAGGTCAGCAGTAAGCTGATGTATGTCTTCGTTCTCCTCGTAAGCTTTCAGCATCTCTCTATCTCCAGATAAGTGAGCCAATATCCTCAGTTCCTCCTGACTATAATCAGCATGGGTGAAGACATCAGAATCAGGCAGAAACATATTCCGTACTTCCCCAGGTGGGATGTTCTGGAGGTTTCTGTTAGATGAGGATATTCTCCCAGTCACTGCATCTAGGTTATACTCAGTGAATATCCTATCCTCATTAGCCAACGGATGAATGTATCTGTTTAGCAGTGTATTAGCCTTCCTGAAGTTAAGCACAACAGCAGCTATAGGGTCATCCAGTAATTCTAATGTAGCTGCATCAGCCTTGAGACTTTTCCTACTCCTGGTGAATGGCAGGAAGTTACCCCTCTTAGCAAGTATATAACCAACTTGTTGAGGAGAACTCGGACTGAATCCTTCTCCGTCACATAGCGTCTTGTAGTAGTCAACATCCTTAGTAAACTTAACATCTAGCTTCCCTCTCAGTTCCTGGTCTACTCTCATCCCCTTATTAGACATATCTATCAGAATAGGAACAACCTCCATCTCTATCTTAAAGTAATCTGGGTCTACTCGTGGCTTATAAGACTGATACAAAGCTAGTGTAGCCATAGCATCTTCACAACACTTCTTAGCCACTTCACTAGGCTCTAGGTCTAACATAGTCTGCTTAGGTCCTAGCATATCCTTAACATTCCGTGTCTCCATACCGACTTCTGGAGCTAGCATTGATAACTTTATAAACCCTTTATTAAGTAAGTGAGCCATAGTGGCTACATCAGCTATATTAGTTCTATCTATGCTGTGAAGTATATCAATAACATTAAGGTCAAAGGGAGCATTGAAGAATGCCTTAGTGATACTAGGACTTTCTAATATACCCCAAGGAATATCTTGGGATAGTTCGGGATAGGTAGGGAAGTAGAAGGCATCAGTAGGAGACACAGCTATTCCTATTCCAATAGGCATCCGCTCCTTAAGAGATATAGTCTCAGTATCAATACTAATAGCCTCAGGTGGATTGTCTATGAGGAGTTCCTGGAGAAGCTTTATCTTGTAACCTTCACTCTCAGTGTAATCTTCGTCTCCAGGTCCTCTGCTGCCATAGTAATAGAATGACATTTATACCTTCTCCTTAACAACCTCTATTATTCTCCCTGCTAGTGCCAGGCAACTTAGTCTCATATATTCACTCCCTTTATCCCACTCTGTTTTGTATTCACCGAGAATACTAAAGCGCCAATTATAAACTAGCCTAGCTACTTCTTCCTTAACCTTTTCTTGCTCAGTCATCTGTCCCTCCTTTCCTCAAAATAAGAATGTCTTCTTCATCGACTACCAACTCACCCCTAGCCTCTCTCATTGTATGGAAGAAGGTGCCAGGAGGCTTCCACTTGTGCCAGCTATCCAACTGGAATCCCATCTTGGAGCAGCTCCTTATCACCCAGTCTGACAGACTCACTCTCCTCTGCTTCTCTACATAGTCCTTGATAATGACTGACAAAGTCCCACCAACTGACAGACTATCATAGCACTTCTTATACACTTTTTCCATTTGCTGATTATAGAGAAATCGATTTAACCTGCCAACATTACCTTCCGTCTTCTGATATGTAGCTCCCTCGTCTCCATACATCTCCTTCTGTATCCCAGTTGGTTTCTTCATCCTCATAATCTGAGCATACGGTGGTGAGAATATGATATGGTCTACTGGTATAGGTAGTATCCTCAAGCAATTACCATGTATAGCAGTGATGTATGTGCTAATACCTGGAGCTATCTCCTCTAGCCTATCAATCCCCTTTAGGAGAAGTTGATAATACTCATCCTCTATATCCAAGCATATAACTCTCCTACTCACCAGAGCAGCCACCATGATAGACCCACTGCCTGCCATGACATCGAGTATGGTCTGGTTCTCATCACTCACATACTCTATAATAGCCTGCACCATGTATAGGTTAGCTCTAGCTACATGCTTCATTACTTCCACAGGAAAGATGGCTTTGCGGTAGTCATCATCACGAGGGAATAGAAACCAGTCCTTGTCATTCTTTGGGCAGTTCGGTGCGAACACTCTCATGATTCTTCTCCTCACACTTAGCACAGTAGCTCTTAGCATCCTTAATCCAGTTACCATCCTTCACCCACTCCCTCTCGCACCTAGGACAGTGGAATAGAACACCATCTTTACCTGGTGAACTGTGCCACACTAATGGCTCCTTACAGTTGAAGCAATATGGTATGAATCCTAAGAACTTAGTATTCCATATCTCTCTGACCATCTCAGCAAGTTTGAGACTATGAAAGCTGAGCTCAATCTTCTGAGGCATTGCTCCAACAGGTTTGGTTAAAGTGTCAATTCCTTTTACTTCCATTACTCCTTCTCTCCTAGTTCCCATTCCTGTTTTAGTTTGACTATTTCACCTTTTAACAGGTACGGCTTTAGTGAAGACCTACATAAGCGGTCATTCAGTATAGGTTCTATTCTATCTAACACTTCCTTTCTCCCTGCCTTCTTACCATCTTTGAAAGCATCATTCCCAACATCTACAATGGTTGAGATACTATGTCTACTCTCTTGCATTGCCTTGAAAGTTACTTCAGCTTGTTCTATGGAAATTGCCTGCCCCATAGGTAAATCAGGATGTTTAATAATTGCCTTTCCCATGGTATATCCAAGCATCCAGCAAAGACGAAACTCATCAGGATTTATTACTGTATCTTTAGCTTCCATGTTACCTCCTTATTTCTCCTTAGGCTTCCAGCCTATAGCACTAAACAACTTCTCAGCTATTATCTTACCTATCCCCTCTATCTCACGAAGCTCATCTATAGAGGACATAGCTATGTCTAGTAGACTACTATACCTTGCAGCTATCGCCCCAGCCTTATCTTCTCCAATACCTATCTTGTATGCTACACTAATAAACATTAGTGCCTTGATAAATGGGCTCTGCTCCTTAATCACTATCCGAGGCCTATAGTACCTCTGTAATGTAGTATGCTCCTCAGGAGGCTTCTGGCAGTTATTATATATGGTAGCCAGTAACTTAGCAGTCCGTATGGAGTTCTCAGTGTAGTAAGTGTTAATGCCATCCTGAGACAACTGATATATCCAAGCATCTAGCAAAGATGAACTAACACCATGAACATGCTCACCATAAATGAAGCCGCTATCAGCTATCTTATATGAGAAAAGAGTACTAGGCCTCGCCTGCATCCTAATACTGATAGCATCCAGAGTTCTATTCCTTCTTGTGAGTGGGACAGCAGTGATAACACCTTCTATTATCTGATTGTTCTCATCAGCACTATCATAATACCTCCTCAACTCATCCTCCATAGAGTCTATGTTTGATAGTAGTTCTCCAGATTGGACTCTATTGAACTGCCTAGTCTTACCATCTGCTCCGCCAAAGTAGTAGTCAGCTTTACGATTCTGATTAAGTGGAAGTCTAGTTACTGGGGCAGATTGTTTAAGTAGACTCTCTATATCTTGTGGTTCACTAGTATCTATAAGGATAATTTAGCTCACCTCCTTACATATTATAGCACGGTTCTTCATAGAACTGTGGCATACCTGAATAGATACCACCTATATTCTTCTCGTGGGCTACTGGAAATGGCTTACTACCAAATATATCTAAGGCACTCTTCCCTTCAGTTATCTGCACTGTGAAACAATACCAATTATCATCGGAATTATCCTCCAGTATCTTAACCATAGCTATTACTGCACCTCCTATACTTGCACCAACCTCTTCTTTGTACTGGTATACTTCTCCAACCTTAACAAAGTCCCATCCATTATTCTCTGGTCTAGCCATTGCTCACCTCCTTAGGCACCATTCTCAACCATATCGTAGAGTCTTACTAGTATGCCTATTGTCTCAGCAATCTCTTGTTGCACTTGTTCTACTCCAGACTCATGATTGATAGCATGAGCTACCTCACCAAGTTCTTCAGTAATCCCAATCATAAGAGTAGGCAGGTCTTTATCTACATCTCCCCACTCGTTAATGCCTCTATCAATCTCCTTAACTACTTGGACAATAAGACTTGCTGGTATTAGTCTAGTATCTTTAATTGTTGTCATTCTCACCTCCTTAGTCTATATATATAGTATTACAGTTATTCGACTGGCACTTAGGACATGTGCTCTCAAACTTAACATCATACCAGATATGTCTGCAGTCTAGGCATGTATGCTCATACATTCTCCACCTCGCTTGGTCTATCAGTTGCTTATCTGGTTTAACCATTAGTCATCTTCCTTCTTTTGATTATGAGCCTGAGCCTACTACATTTCCCTCCAATCGCAGAGCACCTAGTTTCCATTCGTGTCGCATCCAGCCTTTCGGCTCGGTGTCTGTGTGTGCGAGCTTACTCTCCCCACAGAGAGCCAGGCCCCTCGGCTCAGGCTCTTGCCAGCTAGGGATTTGCACCCTAGAATTGCAGAAGCTCATCTTTCGATGGATGGGAGTAACTACCCACTCGGTTAACTGCCTCCGTTAATATTTGCGGCTACCTATTTCGCCACTGGCAAGTTATTTAGTTGTTAATGTTCAGGGTAGCCAGTATGCTCACGCTACCTTACTAAGAACCTTGTCCTCCATATAGGCCATAAGCTCTTCAATATGCTTTTGATGCATCTCTAAGTTATGGATGATTACATCAATCACATTAGGAGCTATAAAGGTAGGGGGCTCAACCTTTGCTTCATCTGTCCTGTCAAACTTGTTATCTATGCTGGAGTGTAAGCGACAAAGCGCTGTTTCCACCTTTACACTCAGACCAAGTATTGTGTCTCTCACGTCTTGTTCTGTGTATCCCAGTGTGTCAGCCATTTAACTGCCTCCTTTCTTACATTCTTCATACAGTCTCATTAGACCATCATAAGTAGGCTCCAATCCTTTCCCTACCATGTTTAATGCTAGCCCAGACAACGTAACCTTAGCAGCTGGAACTATAATCTTATCCTTCTGTTTAGGGATTGCTACCTCAGCAAGGTATGTGCTAACTATAACATCTGCTAGTGCCGATGTCTGCTTGAATCCATCTATCTCTACAGCGCCAGTCTTATAGTCCTCCACTCCCTTCTCAGTAACCTTCTGGGCATAAACATCCCTAGGATAATGAGTAATAATTAGGTTCTTCTTATAGCTCCTAGCACCATAGATAATAGACTTCATCCTAGCATTAGGCTCACCGTACTCAATGGGCTTCAAGGATTCTCGTGGCTTAGCGCCAGGAGTTTGAGCCTCCTGCCTCTCTTGAAGAAATCCTTGATGGTCAATAGTCCACAGTTGAGTGCCAGAGTCTATCACTATACTAACCAGCTTCTTATCAGTCAGCAGCTCAGCATATTTGAGAAGGAACTTCTGCCACACTTCTCTAACACCTATTATCCTTCTACTAGCTCTGGTAGTTACATCCTTCCTACCTAGTAGCTTCTCTATCTGTAGTGGAGTAGGGTATGATTCTGAGACTATATCCTGTCCTTCAAACCTATCCTTAGCTCTATCAAAGCCACCAACATCAAGGTCAAAGTGGTACAGTGGTTTAGGAAAGGTAAGAGCCATAGTTGTCTTGCATGTCTTTTCACTGCCCCATATTGCAACTATCATAGCGCACCTCCTTTTAGAAGCTCACTCAGACGACCAGTAGGCTTCCCACCTCCTTGCTTCTTCATCATCTTCTCTTCCTCCCTCTTCTGCTTCTGCAAATAGTATATGCCTAAGCAGGATAGGAATATGGCAGAGTCTGTACTAGTATCCTTGATTATCTTCTCCTCAAATCCCTCATCATCATCTCTGCCTATCCTGAGGATTCTGCATTGCTCAACTGGATAACCCTTTCCTTCTAGTATAGACTTATATCCTGCCACCTGATATGAGTACTCAGGATATAAGGCCTTACCTGTCTTGAAATCTATTAAGGTCTGAACGCCATCTAGTACACAGTATAGGTCTGGAGTGCCACCAACTTTAAGCTCATCTGATACTAACTGTTCTTCAACAATCTGAGCATCTAGTATATGGTTCTTCTCCCATGCTAGATATGATGCAACGCAGTTGCTAGCAACCTTAACTTCATTAGGTGAGTAGTCACTGGTATCTGGTTCCTTCCTCTTCAGATGACACATAATGAGGTAGTGAGCTAGCGTTCCTATATCTGCCAGAGCGTCAGCGTACTTGGTGCTGTCAATACCTTGGAGTCCCAGCCTATTAGCCCATGCTATGAGTTGTGGCTTTGCTAGCAGGTTTGTGACTGTAGTAACTCCAGGAACAATGTTTCCAGCAGAGTCTTTGTATCTAACATGGGCCTTTGCCTTACTTGTAACTTTCATTGCAGTTAACCCTCCTATGCACTCTTGTGCATGACACCGTTCTCATCCTCAGTAAACAGGCCAGCTGCTTTCAGTGCGGCTACAAAGGTTCTGTCGGTGATAGAGCGGAGTAGGTCAGGGTCCTTCTGGACTATCGGGTTCTGGTAAATTACATTGTTGAACTCAGGTATTGTCTTGTTATCCAGCAACCTTATTGCCTCATCCTTAGCTCCTACTGTAGGCTTACCACCAGGTTTCTTACCTGCTGTCTTCACCTCACTCTCCACACCTTCCACTGAGTATACTCCCCAACAGGGCGCTATGATATCTTCACCAGTATCTCTGTTCTTGCCGAACTTAACATCAGGCGTCAATCTCAGTCCCATCCTCTTACCTACCTGGTCTTTGAGGTCCTCTTCCTCTGGGATAATCTTATTAAGGCTATCACCAAAGAATCCCCAGGCAGACTTCTTCCTGTTACTAAGCTTAATGCTTATAACAGCAGTCGGGAAAAGATAGGGCTCTGCAGCTTGCACGACTTCTATGTCTCTATAGTTCAGGTTAACTCTAGTCCCGTACTTAGCTGCCTCATCCAAGGCGTATCCGTCAAGGATGCCATTGAAGTCTCTCAATGGAGTTCCGAAGTCTGTATCTACCAGTCCTCTTGTAGTAATGATATCTTGTGGCTCAGTCATTGTTTTGTTCCTCCTTTTTATTTAGTATGTAGTCTTGACCTTGCTTTATTCTATTCTTAGGTGTACCATTTCATCTTACTCATTTCTTCTCCTTTATATGTAATACTGGTCTCTCGACAAACCATTCAGCTGCAAAGACGATGAAAGGAATAAACCATCCTGGTGGAGTTCTGCCCTCTACCATCATCTGTACTGACGCAGCAAGGATAATAATTACTCCTATTGGTCTTATGCTTGCACGAACAAAGTTAGCTAAGTCTTCCATTTTATCTCCTTATAACACTAGAACTGCTTGTCTGATTCACCACTACTTCCATTCCAATTATACACTATCATACCACAATAGTTAATGCATGTCAATCATCTAGTTATGGTCATATACTTTTTGATGCATATTCTTAAGGATATTATAATAAGTACTATCCACAATGAGTCCTAGCACACTTCTTGGACGCTCACGACCTCTAGCATCTTGGAATTGTATAGCTAATTCTGCCTGGTCTTTCTTAATTACTAGATAGGGCAAGATAGCTTTGAGTACTGTCGCTGCTTTAGCAGAACTCCATACAGTTCTCCACCTTGTATTATGCTTGGTATTAGTTTGTACAAGCTCTTGAATACCACAACTCCCTCTATTCCAGTGAGAGTTGAGCCAAGTGATTAAATCTTTATCAGTGGATTCCACTTGTAATTTTAACTGGTAGATATATCCAGCTCTAACACGAGCAGTCTTCTGCTTAGCAATAGTGATGCAGCCTTCTCCGTCTACTATTCCAGCAGTGTATGCTGACACTGATATATCCATTTCTCTGTTATATTATACCATACATATAACATATTGTCAAATAGGAGTGACACTCCAAGCTGTTCAGCAAGATATAAATATGATGCGTTATAACATTATATATATATATATTATACAATATATTACTACTCTCCTCTATACTATACTCAACTCCTATTGGTATTATACTTGTTCTTGTCTCTATCATAGTAAGGACTATTCTCTTCTATCTTCTATACT